CACGAATTCGCGTGGTGATGAACGAGCAAGTAGAAAGAGTACAGGTACCAAAAAGTGCACTGCCATTTGGTTTCCGCGGCGTTCCGGTGCTTAAAACTACTGACTCTTTGACAGACTCAGCTACGGCTTTGGCGGTTGACGGTACGACATACGGCGCGGCAGCTATCAACAGAACTGCAGCGCCTCCTCTTGGGGCAACTGGTTCAATTCTACCTCCTATGCCTTATCGAGTTAAGGTCACCCGCGGAGCGGTATCTTCTAGTCCAACATTTTTAGGTGATACTGGGGCTGATGAAAGAGTGGATAGTCGTCTTTATTGGGGCGTTAAAACAGCTCCCGTGCCTGTAGACTCAACGACTGACGTTGTTTTTGGCATTGCAGATGCTGTGCTAAATGCAAATGTTGGTGCTGGCATTAATCCACTGGTTAGAGCTTATACAAAATTTCAAGGCATTGAAAAACTCGATACATTGGTCACTGGATCGGGCAAAGACGTTTTCAACGATAATAAATTTACCCTCGCAAGGGTTGCTCTTTACAATGCGGCTACGATCCTTGCAGATGTCACGGTTCAGGTCACAGGAACAGCCGGCGAGCACATGTTGGAAGCTGCATATGTCAGAAACAGCATTCCGGATTCGGTGACTTATACCGTTGGTGATGGCGTAAGATCAGGCAGAATTACGCTGGCTTCATTGGTAGCTACATCTTCTGCACTTTTTAACAGGTTTACTGGGTTCGCCAAATTTACCAACGTGTTCTACGGCGGATTTGACGGTGTAAACATTCTCGACGAGGATATGTTCTACTTCCGGGATCGTTCACTTTCTGCCGATGCCGGCGGAAAAAATGTTGAAACTGCAGCTACCCAAAATATTGGGTTGAAGATAAATCCATCCGGTTTTGGACGCAGAAACAACCAAGTGTTCTCCCTGCGAGAAGGCATTAGTATTGCAACGAACCCAATATCTACCAAGATCAACCTTTTGGCGGTACCTGGCGTCAGAGAGTCTTATGTTACTGACCACGCCGCTGAAGTTGTTAAGGACTACGGCTTGGCCATGTACGTTATGGACGTGCCAGAATACGACAAGGATGCTGCACGTCTCTACGACAATTCAACTGGTCGATCCAATGTTTCCAATACTATCGATCAGTTTGAATCGCGCGTCATCGACAACAATTATGTGGCTGTTTACTTCCCAGATGTGACTATTGACGACGATGTCAATAATCGAGTGGTTGAAGTTCCACCCTCAGTTGCGGCTCTCGGTGCCCTCGGATTCAATGACCGAACTCAGCAGGTTTGGTTTGCTCCGGCCGGCTTTAATCGAGGCGCTCTGAACTTCGTCAATAACGTCGAAAACAGACTTTCGTCCGCAGACAGAGACGATCTTTACGACGCTAGAATCAATCCAATTGCCACCTTCCCGAGAGCTGGCTTTGTGGTCTTCGGACAGAAAACGTTACAGGTTGCGCAAAATGCACTAGACCGCATTAACGTTCGCAGAATGCTTATCGACGTCAAGAGAAGAATTGGCGGCATTGCTCAGAGGTTGGTATTCGAACAGAATAATGCAGCGACCAGAGCAAGATTCGTGGCAGAAGCTGTTCAGCAACTGACTGCGGTTCAATCCGGGCAGGGCATCGAGGCCTTTAAGGTGGTCTGTGACGAAACCAATAACACTGCCGCAGAAATCGAGCAGAATAGAATGCGCGGTCAAATCCAGGTCGTGCCTACTCGTACGGTTGAATTCATCGCTGTTGACTTTATTGTCACAAACAGCGGAGTGACCTTCACGTGAGAAATAAATAGATAAAGTGCAGGAGAAAAAATGGCAGAGCTAACATTTCCAGTAAGTCCGGGCGTCGTCACTCGCGAGATTGACCTTACCGGTCCGACACAGATCGCACCGACCGGCGTTCCCGCAGGCGTGGTCGGCACTGCAGTTAGAGGTCCCGCTTTCGTCCCAGTGACTGTGGCGACTTTCAAGGATTTTATTGCTGCTTTTGGTAATTCAGACGGAGAAAAATTTGGTCCGATTGCCATGAGAGAATGGCTTCGAAACGCTGGAGCCGGCACATATGTCAGGGTGCTGGGTGCAGGTGACGGTAGTCCCAGAACAACTGCCGGAACAAATTCCGGTAATGTAACAAATGCTGGTTTTATTGTCGGCAACCAATTGCCGCAAGCTAACGGTAACCTTGGAGACAATGCAAAAGCAGGAACTGGACAAGCTACAACCCCTCTGGGTAGAGTTAACTTTTTGACTACCTTCATGTCTGAATCTGCTGGCTCCACAGTTTTTTCTGATGCCGGTATTCAAATTGTAGGCGAAAATAAAGCCCAGCCGATTATTCGCGGAATTCTAATGGCACCTTCTGGAGTCGTGCTGGCTCTTAGCTCCAACTTGGAAGTAAACAATGCACCATCTACCAGTCTGGCTGCAGCTGGAGCTTTCGGTGCTGGGCCCAATGATGCAGGTTCTCCAATCGGAACGGTAAACACGGCAACACAAGAGTTTGTAATGTTCGCCAACGGTCTGGTGCCAACAGCAAGATACAGAAATATTCTTACGGCATCATTTGATCCTGCAGCTCCAAATTACTTTGTCAACGTGTTAAACACGGATCCGACAAAAATTGAAGATGCCGGCCACTATCTCTATGCTCATTATGACATATCAGCAAATCTAGCAGTTGTTACTGGTTCAACCGTCGTTACAGCTGCTGAATGGGCAGACGGAGAACCAGCTGCGCTTCTGCTTACTTCATCGCAAGCTAGAAATACAGGAACTGCAACCACGGCGACTACGATTGGCACGCCAAACTTTGAAAACTTCGAGGACAGATTTGCCGCGGCATTCTCTCCCTTTGTTGTTTCTCAAAAATTCGGCGCCAATAACATTAACTTGTTCCGATTTCATACTCTAAGCGATGGCGTTATTGGTTCAGGCGAATTTAAAATTACCATTGAAAACGTCAAAGCTTCTAGCAAGGCTAACAATAAGTTTGGCACCTTTGATGTGCTGGTTCGAAGATTTCTGGACAATGATTTAAATCCAGAAGTTGTTGAGTCCTTCAGAGGCTGCACACTGGATCCAACATCGGATTCCTACATTGCCAAGCGCGTTGGAGACAGAAACACCTTCTTCGATTTTGATGCTGCAACGGGAGCTCAAAAGGTAGTGGTCGAAGGCGATTACCCCAACGTTTCGAATTACGTGCGGGTTGAGCTGAGCTCCGAACTGGAAAATGGCACAGTTGATGCCACAGCGCTTCCGACTGGGTTCCGCGGACTCTACCACTTGGTAACTTCTGGAACTTCCAATACGGCTTCAGTTTTGACCGGATCGTTTTCTACATTGGTCGGATCGACGACAGCTGGGATCACGGCCGATACTTTGGCACAGGCCGTTCAGCCTCCGGTGCCAATGCGCGATACGATTTCTGTGGGCGTGACGCCTCGCAGAAATGTGCAGCAAGCATTTACCTGGGGCGTGCAGTTTGAGAACAAAGATTCTCTCACGCAGCCTAACAAAAATGAGAACATTGACGCTTCTCTGCTTTCGCATGCTAAGTTCTTCCCGGGCTTCTTTACATCGATTCAAAACCCCTGGGTTGGAGACAATGCTGGTGCAGCTGATGTTGGTGGTTCGGTGTTGGATGCCGACAGATTCAACAACAACCTCTTCACCCTGGAAAGGGTACAGGTCATTACAGCTTCCAACGACCGACCAGATCCGCAACAGTGGGCTGCAGCAACCTACAGCAGAAATGCAGTATTGACAGCATCCCTGCCGGATAGAGATGGTACTGCCAGCGACAAGGTGAGATTCCTGGATGTAACTAAGGACTTCACTCATGTTCCGTCGCAGCGCTACTTTAAGTTTACCTTCCCGCTCATTGGCGGCTTTGATGGCGTCAATATCTTCGACCTGCAGAAGTCCAAACTGAGCGACACTGCTGCGCGCCGAGAGATGGACGACACCAACCAAGGCGGCAAGAACGGTCCGACGGTTGCAGCCTATCGCAAGGCGGTCGATCTGATGGAAGCCAAGCAGGATGTCGACATTCAGCTACTGGCCATTCCGGGCATTCGGCACCCGGCCATCACAGACTACACCATCGAGGCAACCGAGAGAAGGTTTGACGCTCTCTACATCATGGATATCGAGGAGAAAGACGAGGTGGATGCTTTTATCACCGGCTCCTCTCAGGTGTCCAGCGTCACCAACACCGTCAACACGTTTGCCGGTCGTGCTCTCGACACTTCCTTCGCCGCGGCTTACTACCCCGATGTGGTAGTCGCCGATCCCGCCACACGAACCAACGTGACAGTTCCACCCTCTGCGGTGGTACTCGGAGCCTTTGCACTCAACGATGCAGTGGCCTTTCCATGGTTTGCTCCGGCCGGTTTCACACGCGGCTCCCTCCCCTCGGTAGCCTATCCCGGCGTCGAACTGTTGCAGCAGAACAGAGACGACCTCTATACTGCTGACATCAACCCGATCGTCGGCGACGTGCAGTCCAACTCGGGCGTGACGGTCTTCGGACAGAAGACCCTACTGGCAGCGCAGAGCGCTTTGGACCGGGTCAATGTCAGAAGGCTGCTCATCGACGTCCGACGCAAGGTCCGCGACGTGGCAAGAACCTTCCTGTTCGAACCCAACCGCGCAACTACTATTGCAGCATTTCAGGCTCGTGTGCAGCCCATCCTGACGGCCATTCAGTCGCAGGGCGGACTAGACCGGTTCCGAGTCATCATCGACACGACCACCACTACGCAGGCCGACATCGAGAACAACACGATCAGGGGGCGCATCTTCCTGCAGCCGACTCGCTCGGTGGAATTCGTCTCTCTCGACTTCGTTGTCAGTAACAGTATCTAGGAGATTAATCTATGAAAATTTCGAAAGAGTTTCTCAAGCGGCTCATCGTCGAACAGGTGTATCATAGCGACGAGAACATCGGGATGGCGCTGCATCAGGCGCTCGAGGAGCTTAAAGAAACGCTTCAGGATGTGCAAATACCCGATGCTTGGGCTGAGAAGTATCCACGATCGGCCCGAAAACTAATAGGTAACATTGATCGAGTGATCGACGCTCTGTATCGAATGGGTAGATAATGAAGATTTCGGAACGTCGATTGAGAAAGATCATCCGAGAAGCTGCACTTAGAATGAGAGAAGGCCCGGAAATGTCGGCTCACCAAGCCAGGGCTCTCATGGGCGAGTTTCTTGACGAGATACCCAGAAATCCCGGCGACGAACGGGACATGTCCATCGGCGATATAAATCGAGAGTATGACGACATAGACGACGTTGTGTACTGGTACGGCACTATACTTAGTCCCGATCTTCGGGGGCTAACCCCCGGCTTCGAGGTCGGAGAAATGAGTTTTCCGGAGCACTATCCAGAGGGATACTACGTAGAGTGGTTCTAGACAGATCGCTCGAGAAGTATATTCTGACAGCCCCAGATCTTGACAACCCCCAGCTGATTCGCGACTTCCTTTTCTGTCAACCCCTCTTCTTTGACCGCGCGAACTTTGAATCGATTAATGCGAGTTCGACCGTCGGTCCACCAGAAACGGGGCGGTGTTAGTTTTGTGGGTCGAAATCCGCACGACGTATAGCCCAAGTGGTCGATATGTGATCCTAGGCGGGTGTCGACATATGTTATCCATGATACGTTTGGATTTTGCTTTGACGCGTGAGAAAACAGGCGGCTCAACCCGCCCGAAACTGATGTATTTAGTGACGATGCAAACCTAGCGATTTCAAACATGCCCTTGTAGCGTCTGTGCATGGGTCGTCTGATCGATAGAGCACAGGCGATAGATCCGTTTACATCGATTAAACCCCAGGCTTGGGATGCTTTTGTATCTCCATCAATATGATTCATTTCGAAAAAATCTCTGCGCTGCTGTGAATCGAGTGCTATAATGGAGCATTTGCGTGCAGCAGTTCTAATAGGACTTTGATTGCAACGGTGGCGAATCATGGACTTTATAATTTCTTTTTTATCTCGCCATTCGTCTTCAAACACGTGCATCAATCGATAGCCTGATGCTATTGCTTCTTTGGATTTGGCGCTATGATATTGCCGGCTCTTAAAGACATCTGAATGGAAATAAAGGCCATTGTATTCGAGTCCCAACTTGTGCTTAGGGAGTACAATATCAATTTCTTGTGGATCGATAATAGTTCGATCGTTGATTCTCGTGCTGCAGTCGAGAGATTTTGCAAACTCGAATATTTCAAGCTGTGCTCTAGAACCCAGGGGAGAGCAGTAGTCGCATCTGCCTGACATTGCTTGAATTAATGACTTCGTCTGCATTTTTTTGCACTGACGACAGACAAATTCTAGATTCACATGTCTATCTCTAGTATATTCACTAAGATCTGTGATAAGTTGTAAGTTTTGTGGTCCTTGATTTAACCTCTCGCGAATCACATTTGGATTCAAACGTTTAAGGGCATCTAATCGATTGCGTAAGCCCTTTTTCCTGTGTGCAGCCGAGACGCTTTGGCTCATTTTATAAACTCTCTCGTCTGTTTCTTTTGTTAGCCCCTTAGCCCACGGTACGTACCTACCGGCCTGATAACCCTCAGTCAAGTTGTTTGCATGTTTTTTCAGCCGCTCATCTGTCTCTTTTGTCAGACCTTTGCTCCATGTGGGCAGCTCTCCCCGAGCGCTCATTTCTAAGCGTGTTTTAGAAATTTTTGCACTGCGCTTCTTAATTCTTTCATCTGTCTCTTTCGTAAGGCCACGCGACCAGCCTTCACGGCCCATCAGTTTCTCTTTGCGCTTATCAGAAATAGATTGGGCTTTCTCCTCCGGGTATGCCGTATAGATATTGCCATTGTGTCCTATGACAAATTTTGAGAATCCGTGGTTCCAGCCATTAAACTTGGGCACCTCGCTGCATACGTTGCATGCACACTTGGGAATTGATCCGCCCAAAAATGCATAAACATAGGCTTGCTGAATACTTTCATGCCCGTGTTTGCTTTTGATATGTTCTTCGAACATGCGCGATCTACCACAGTGGAACTCACACCACGGACACTGAAATCTTTTTGATTTTCTCATTACAAGCCTTCAACTAAACTGGCATCTAGTAAATATACATCTTATCACTTAGATTTTCATTTAAATTGCTTGGAAGCATATTTAGAATCGAGGCTGAACACTAGTGGCAGCTGATTAACAACTAAAACCTCTAGGAGAAAAGAGATGGCTGAAACACTGTCAGTATCAGATATGCTGCCAAATAAATTCGAACCTAAACGGCAATTTCGCTGGGTCTTGGCGATCGAAGGCATCGACGCCTTTATCATCAAGACGGCCACGAGACCCAATATTTCCATTGAAGAGGTGGAGATTCCTTACATTAATCACAAGAGATATATTGCTGGTAAGTCTTCTTTTGAGACTCTTTCTGTAACTCTCCATGATCCTATTGCTCCTTCCGGCGCACAACAGGTGATGGAATGGGTGCGTACCCACTTCGAGTCGGTCTCTGGCCGTGCCGGCTACGCCGATTTCTATAAGCGCGATATCCAGCTTAAAATGTTGGATCCCATTGGTACCGTGGTAGAACTTTGGGACGTTAAAGGCGCCTTCCTAACTGCAGCTGACTTCGGGTCGCTGGATTATGGCGCTTCTGACCCGTCGGAAATCTCTCTGACTATTCGCTACGATAATGTAGTTTTACAATATTGAAAAGAACGCATTAATCAAAAGTGCATGTTATATCTTTGGGGACGGTTCGCCGTCCCCATTTTATTTTTTACATACTGTTGCTAAAATCAAACAATAGGTCGTAGATACGTATATCCATTGACAGGAGATAGTATGTCGGATACCAGAGACGGAAATTCAGTTTTTACGGCACAACAGGCGCAGATGAAGGGCTTCACCACACGCAACGTGATGCAGGACGACTTCGGCATGGAGGTGCCCGTTGAATCGGTACCCCTCCCCTCTGAGGGCAAAATTTATCCTGCTGACAGCGCTTCGCACAATCGAGAGACCATTGAAATCAAGGCTATGACAGCGAAAGAAGAGGACATTTTAATGTCACGTGCGTTAATCAAGAAGGGCACAGTCATCAGCCATCTGTTGAAATCGTGTATCGTCGACAAGAGCATCAACGTCGACAATTTGATCTCCGGAGACAGAAATGCGCTCATGACGGCCATTCGAATTACAGGCTACGGCGCCGACTACGAGGTCGAGGTGAGCTGTCCTGACTGCGGTGAGAGCTCCAAGCAGAACTTCAACCTTTCCGAGCTGCCTATTCGTCGGTTGACCATCGACCCGGTCGAGTATGGCGAGAACGCCTTTGGGTTTGAGCTGCCCGTTTCCAAAAAGAAGGTGGTTTTCAAGTTTTTGACCGGCAAAGACGAGCGAAACATGTCCGTTGCGGCAGACCGCAAGAAGAAGAAAAAGCTGACGGGCGATATCAACGATGTGGTCACCAGCCGCCTCAACTACAGTATTCTTTCGGTCGACGGTATCGAGGACAAGGGTAAGATTGCAACTTTCGTCAGGAACATGCCGGCTCGCGATAGTCGCATGCTGAGAAAGTACATGGACGACAATGAGCCAGGCGTAGAGATGAAGTCTTGGATGGAGTGTGCTAACTGCTACGAAACTTCGGAGGTGAACTTGCCCATCGGGGCTAGCTTTTTTTGGCCTGACTCCTGAGGACAAGGTAATATTTCTGGAGCCCACCTTCATTCTGATGTACTACATGGGCTTCACGTATAACGAAGCTATGAGTTTGCCAGTATGGCAGCGCAAGTGGTTCCTTGATAGAATGATCCGCGAAATCAAGGAATCGCGCGGCTCACGCTCAGCGCATGATAATGATCCGGGTAGCCGAGAGCTGATGGGCATGCACAGAAATCAAGTACCGGCCAAGCTGAGAAGGTTCACATAATGCTCGATCGAGCTTCGTCTGACTGATATTTAGTCGCATGGCACAGGACCTCTCACAGCAGCTTAAGCTTGAAAAAGAGATAAACAAAGCCCTTGAGGAGCGCAATGCACTGCTAGAAGAGCAGACAAAAATGCTTTCCAAGCAGGCCAGGATTTCACAGTCGTTAACGGCATCGGTACAGCGTACCAACCAGGCCGGTACTCAGGCGGGGCAGAACATGACGACTGCCATGCAGAATGCTTCAGGCGTCACTGAGGAAACCGCGGAAGAAATGGACAAGCTGGCTGAAGCAATCGAAAATGCTTCAGGGCAGACAGGCATACTTTCAAAAGCTTTTGACACTATGTCCGGCGCCTTAGGTAGTGTTATCGGCGGCATAGGTTCTCTGGCTAGCGGTGCTTTTTCTCTGGCTAAGGGCGCATTTTCGAGTCTGATTAATATCAGCGGTGGAGTCATCAAGTCGATTTTTGGCATTGCTTCTTCCATTCTTTCCTTTCCGTTCAAGCTCTTTGGATTCTTTTTCGATGAGGCTTTTCGAGGCGGAGGTGGCGGCAACCCGCTGCGTGAGGCCCTAGAAGAGGTGAGAGAGGCCTTCGGAGATCTTTCGTCCGGTCCAGGCAAAGCTGTTGTCGATACTTTTAAAAATGTGAGAAAATCTTACAGTTCACTAGCCGGCACAACGCTTTCAGTTAGGAAAGTTTTTGGATATGGCAGGGGAGGCATTGCTGCTCTGCTTAAGGACATCAACGAGCAAGCTGTGGCCTTAGGCGACAACTTCTTCAAGTTGCAAGGCGTCTTTGAGCGCATGGCAGCCAAAACCATTATATTCCAGCGCGGTTTGGGCGTGACTAAGGAAGAGATGGGTGAGCTGATGGCTATTGCATCCACTCAGGGTCGCGACGTAGAGCAGTATCTGACCGAGTTCAGCAAGACGGCCATTCTGACAGGCAAGCGATTCGGCATCGGAGTCAAGGACATGGCCCGCGGCATGAAGGAGCTG